TAGCAGGTTTACGTTTTTGTCGAGCAAACTTTTTAGCTTCTTCTTCGAGACTCTTTGTCAAGTACTTGCTCCTTGTTTTTGAAGTAGGCTTTGTTAAAGCCAAACTCCCAGTCCCTATGATCCTTACTGTTTTGAACATAGGGGTTAACTAAGTTTCCTACTAGGAAACCTCTGTAGCCTTGATTGAAAGGTTTAGCTACTTTCGCTTTTGTAGTTGGACCAGTGCGCTTAAATACCATTGTGCTTTCTCCAAATCTTGAACGCCATTTTTATATCGCCATCTGTGAAGGTACTTTGCAATATTACCTCTATAGTAACCTATTAACTCCTCATCTGTCAAGAAGTCTTCTATATACTTTATACACTCTATCGTACCTTGACCGTAGTGTTGAGGCTTACTCACTGGATCATAGTCATTACCCATAGTCAAAGTAGTAGGGCTGTCTGAGTCTACAGTTATTGTAGATAAAGCATCATCAAGATTTATCATAGTATTATTAACTCCGCATCTGTAAATGGAATGTGAAAGAACAGTTCACCTTTTCTAATATATCTACCTTTAGCTTCTGCTAGACTTTCTTTGGTTAGTAAGTAGTCTCGAATACGCCAAGCTTCTTTTAAGTCTTTACGAAAGACATAGAAGTTTAGTACACCGTTCTCACCTTGGTACTTATCAAGTAGTCTTTGCTTACGTTCTGGTATTCTAATCTCCTTCCAATGCTCAGGCCAATCACCATCCCAAGCTACCTTAACTTCAGCTTCATTAAAGTAGGTGTAACCATGCTTCTGAGAAATAACATCTACATGGTAATTTTCTTCTGTGTTGACTAACACATGACCCTTCTTCAAAAGGTATGCTATAAGAGCATCCTTTGCTTTAGTGTCATAGGCTTCGTATAAGGCACGATTAAATTGTTTTCTAACTGGTGGCATATATTATGCTCCTATATCTACGATTTCACAAACATCACCAGTACAAGCAAAAGTCTGACTGCTTGCAGTAGTGTCCTCTTTTTCATACTCTGAAAGCTTTGCCCAGTCAATACTTTTCGGCATTACTTTAGATAATTTTTTAAAGTCGTCTTTTGTGCACCACTGGTACGGAGCTTGTTGATAAGTATGCTCGTTGTAAGGCAAGAAGCTTACCCCAGACATCTCATCAAAGTGCTCGTAAACAAATGCACCTACTTCAAACCATTCATCCTTTCTTACATTAATTGTTACACTTGGTTTATGCTCACACCAATGTCTTTGATACATCAGCCATGTATTTAGTTGTTCAATAGCTGAGACATTGTCAGTGACTATTGCTCCTTGAGGAGCTTTAACTGGAAATGAAAACACAGTTGTTTGATCTGGCTTCATAAAATCAGCTTCACTTGGAATACCCTGATCTTTCATAAACTGTGTTAGTGGATCTTTGTTATCACCTCTTACAGTCCTTATGTAATGTGGTGAATGCCTTGGGTGTATACCCGATGCAGAGTCAACTAATTGTGATACAGTCCCACTTGGTTTGACACAGGTAATTGCTGTTGAGTGTGGAATGCCAAGGCGGTCAGCCCAATCAGCGTTAGTACGAACAGCAACTTCTCGTAGATATTCAAGAGTCTTCTCCAATCCTTTGTTCTTAATTGTTAGTAGTTGATTGTCCATTATCCCTGTGAGAGACACACCGAGCAATCGTTCTTCTTCTGTATTTCGGTTCCACACCTTTCGCAGATATGGGAACTTGGTGTACGTGCTTTGGATCGTCCCAAGTATTGTGGCACATCTGACCTTTCGTTCCAAGTCATCCACCGTGTCCGTGGCTCGTACCACAACTTCCGTAAGATTGCAGAACTGGTATGGGCGTAAGATAATCTCACTACAAGGATTAGTTCCGAACTCAAAATCAGGATCACGTCTACCATTTTTTGCAGCTTGTTTTTTAGATGCTTCCCTGTTAAATACACCACGTTCTCCACTTCCTGATTCTACTAGTGCCATCCATTCTCTCATGAATGATACACTGTCTGGTTTCTCTGTATAAGAGACAGAGTTGTTTGCTAAAGCTCTTTGTGGGTTGTTGTCCCACCAGTTACCTGATTTAGCATGACGCATTCTGTCATCTGACAAGTTAGATAAACTTATCATTGCAGATCTACGAACACCACCTACTACTACGACCTCACCAATCTTACACATCAGATCGTGACACTCAATTGATGATAGCCTACGTCCTTGTGCCTCCTTAAATATGCTCACTGAAAAGTTGAATAGGTCAACCAATGGTGATGGACCAGATGCTCTGCCGCCAAAGGTTTTAAGTCTTGCACCTGCAGGACGAACTTTAGAGACATCCCACTTAGGAATCTCACCTGCCCATAAGAGAGCTAACACTTGTCTGAACGCCTTAGCCCACCCCTCCTTGCTGTCCTTTACCACAATGGTAGTCTCACTCTCGAACAATTCAGGTACTTCGGGAAGCTTGCTAATGAACTGCCTCTCGACACTGAAGCCGACACCAGTACCACAGAGCAAGATAAACATAGCCTCATCGAAGGACTTAGGGTCGTCTACGGGTAAGTAACTGCAGTTATATCCTGCTGTATTATCCCTTTCTAAAGCTGGACCTGCAGTCATCATGGCTCGCATAGAAGGCATGACTTCTAGTCCCAGTATAGATTCCCTTATCTCATTGTAAGTGTCGTGATCTATGTCGTAGCCTACAACGTTGCCCATGTAGCGGTCAACTGTCTCTGACCAAGACTCTCGTCTTCCTTCGTCCTCAAGCCAACGAGCATACCGTGAGGTGTGTATAAAGGCTTGGTAATCAGTTGGTAAATAGTTATTCATCTGTTGTCTCCCGATCCAGATAGTACACCACGTTTTTTTCTGTCTTCTAGCTTACTGAGATTAGCACGAGCTACGTCATTCATATTTACATTTAAATCTCTGCACAATGCGGCAATGTACCACAAGCAATCACCAATCTCATCAGCTATAGCCTTACGATCAAAGTCACCATCACGTAAGATCTTTTTTACTTTGTTTGCAACTTCACCTGCTTCAGCAGCTAGGCCAAGTGCAGGGTATATAACAGCATGTTTACTGCTGTAGATAGCAGTATCAGCTGCAATTTTTTGATACTCTTCCATATCTAAAGAGTTGTAATACTTAAAGGCTTCTATATCTGTTTCATTTATCACGTCTTACCTCACATTCTTCTATTACAATATCATCTATGTCATACAAGCTAGCCTGTACTAATTCCATAATTACATCCGAATTGTTGCCAAATGTTTCTAAAAAGTTTGCATCTGGATCAACTATTATCTTCAAAGTTATTTCAAACTCCATCGGAAAGACCCCTAGTTATACCCAGAATCATCTGGCATGTCAACAACTAATGGCTCAATACTTTTCATAAAATGCTTTTTCCATTCATAAGCAGAATCAAAGTCTTCAAACCAAAAATTATCTTCACCCATGACACCATCTATCTCTGACTTACAAACTAAAAAGTAGTTAGAATCTAATGGTATATCATCATCTTCAATTTCTTCTACTGCTATTGGACCTTCCATAACACCCCACACTTTTACCTTCATATTATTTCCAATTTTTTAATAAGTCCATATAGTGCTCAAGACTTATCATTGTTATCCAGGACTTTCTATCGGCTCGAAAGAACACTACTGGTTCACCTTTACCATGTTTACTGGCTTGTTCCATATAGTCATAGGCAGTTTTCATACCAGACTTTCTACGTTTAACTTCGATAGTTATTGGTAGCTTTTTTCTAGCTGCAGGAGATAGTTGAATATCCTCACCTGTGTCTCCCATAGTTGTGGACTTAATGTCATCTTCTTCAAACTCTGGAAATACTTCTAGCAGTTTGTCTCTGATTTCATTCTGACCAGTTCTACCTTTTGCTTTAGCTGCTCTTGACATGACTGATTATAACCAAGGAGGTTTTTCCATAACGGTATAGTCACCCCAATCTGTACCATAGTCAGAGTCTTTCTCTGCCTTTGCAATAGTAGCTAAAGTTTTATGTAAGTGCTTCATACCCCAATGCATAATGTCATTACCCATAACATGTAGGTGTGAAACATACGGTGCAGTCTTTTCACAGGCTATAAAAGAAAATTTCTTTACGTCATACCCTGCTAATTTACAAGTGTAAACATAGTGAGCACCTTGTAGAAAATATCCATACTTTATACACTCTTTTAAGAAACCTTTAGGGCTAGCATCCTGAGTTGTCTTAACATCAAAAACTGTTTGTTCTGATTCTAACATTAGGTCTGGTCTTGTCTTTAACATAAGACCTGAGATAGGATCTTGTGCAAAGATGCTTACTTCATTTAATCTCTCTGGATGATTAAGGTAAGATGCACAGACTTTATTTTCTAACGCACCTCTGGTTATACAGTTAGCTACGTTGTATTCTACCTCTGTTAGAAGTATTTGATCTTCAGTAAGTTTCTCTTTTAATGCTTTAAAGGCAACACTAGATTTAGTCTTTGGGCCTTTTACGACTAGATTACGTTCTTTCTCTAACAGATTGGCGTGTACTGCACTTCCCATTGCAAAAGCAGGGTTGTTTGCATTACGCTTTTCACCCTTCCAATGAGCAAGAGATTTCTTATACACAGCCTTAACTGCACTAGAAGATATACCATCTGTCATGTGGTAATCTTGATTAGACATATTTGCTATTATTTTTTTCATTCTATATCCTTAAAAGGTAGCCCCCCGAAGAGGGCTACTAGTTGTTTTTGGAGGAGGTTAAAACAACACTTCGCTTTGTTTTTCTTCTTGAGCTACAGGTGGTGGCGAAGCATCATCCCCTGCAGTATCTGCTACATAGGCAACATGGTCAACAACCTTGACCTTGTCTAACCTAGTACCGACAATATTAGGTCGGCTCGTGTCGTAAACGGACAACTCTACTTCTACAGTAGATCCGTTACCAATGGTGCCATCATCACCGATGCTCCAAGTAGAACCATCAGACTTTTGAACAATAGGTGCACCACTATCCCAATCCTTTCCTGTATTAAACTTACGGATAAACTTTACTTTTGTTCCACGTCCTTCTGGATCTGGTGTACCCTTTTTCATAGAACGTGAGGCTTTGAGTGCAGCCAAGTTGTCATCATCCATGATGAGATCAATAGTGCAAGCACCATCGTGATCTCTGTAGACTCCATCAAAACCTTCCATATCACGGTTAGTTTCGAATACTTTTGCCCACTCTGCAATACCAGTTAATTTAACTTTACGTGTAGCCATCTTTGGCCTCCTTTATTAATGTACATCACTGTAACGCTGACCATACTGTATATCTATTCCTAAGTCAACATTTAATTTTAATTCTTGGTTAAGTTTTTCTATAGCCCAGTTTAATGCATCACTATGCTCATTTTGCTCTCCTTCTTTTACTAGGTTGATAGATTCGTCATGAAACTGACCAATGATATTTGATCTACGTGTTCGGTAGTATGCAACCCACTTGTCAAAACAATATGCACCAGTAGATTGATTTAGAGTAGAGAACACATCTTTCTCATAACGAAGCGAATGCCAGAAACCACTTACAGGATTTTGTACCCACATCTCTCCGTTGATCTGTCTTACCTTTTGATCTTCAGAAAACTTTTTCACTGACCAGTTTCGATTCCAATATGCATCAAGCAATGCTTGTGACTGTGGGATACTCATCCCTGTGGTTCGAGATAACTTGGCAGCTCCAACGCCATACGTTGCAGAATAGTTGACAACTTTATAGTTCTTACGTAGTGCTTTCAGCTCTGGTTTATGTCCGTGGTTGTAAGCATCAATGTCAGACTGTCGTATTGCCCCTGCGTGTTTGGCTAGGTCAAGATGTGGATCAAAACCTGATTGAGACATTTCATGTACATACTTTGGATCGTATGGCTGCATGTAGTGTCTCTTAGTCGTATCCTCAAGAGAAGTCATATCCGCACCGCAAAGAACATAACCAGTTGGTGCTGTTAAGCAACCACGTATCTCCTTGCCCCACGGTCTGTCAACTCCTGGAAGATTGACCAAAGGTTTCTTATGCTTAAATCGTAAGGTGTTAGTAAGCCCATCAATCTCAGCCATAACGTAACCATTCTTTTCACAATCAAGAAAGCCTTGAAAGATTCCAAGTCGGTGTTGCATCACAGTCAAACCCTCAAGCACTTCTACCTTTGGATTAGTTTCTGCAATTAGTTTAACTGAGTCTGTAAGTTCACCTTCCTTACGGACTTGTGGTATTTTTCTTTCTTCTCCTGTCTCCTTATTTTTATCATACTTAAACGTACAAGGTTGCCACCCCAAAGAGTATAGCCAATCTTTTACTTGGTCTGTAGAGTTAGGGTTTGGGTCTTCCCACTTTTTAATGACTTCAACTTCATCATCAAAGTGTAAAGGTAAACCATTCTCTTGTAGGAGATCAAACCAACGTTGTCCATGAGCAGATGCTGTACCATCTTTCTTGAAACAATTCTTTGGCCTACTCTTTTTGGTAGTCACCTTTCGTTTAGGCATTACGTTAATGAGTTCAGCTTCTTTGTCAGATTT